GCGGGAGACATGCTTGTATGGCTCTTGAAGACTTAGAAGTAAACGTTGGCGGGACGTCTATCAAGGGCGTTTGGATTGCTATTGTGTTTACGTTTGGCTCAACAATCGGTGGCGGTATTTGGGCGGCGTCTCAGTTCTTTTCTCAGCTTAATGAACAAAGCGAAGCTGTTATTGCCGCTACTGCCCAAGCTGAAGCACTGGCAACACGCTTTGATGACCTGCGCGAATCTAACTCTATTCGCTTACAGGATATGGATAAGAAGTTATCCAACATGGAACAAGCCATGACAGCGGCAGATGTAGAGAATCTGCAAGGCAAGTTGTCAGAGCTGGGGGCTAACCTTATGCAGATCATGGATGCACAGAAAGAACTGTTAGATATACGTGATCGGATAGCCAGCGTAGAAAAAACATCGAGTGAGTCAGAGCTGAAGGTAGCCACAAAATTAGAAAGCTTGAACACGCTAGATGCCAGGCTTAAAAGATTCGAGCGTGATATGGATGATCTTTGGACAGCCATAGACGCCACTAATCCACTAGGAGGAAACTAATGGGTACCGCTGAAGAAGCTTTAAAGCGAATAGAAGTTCATCAGGCGGAGTGTGAGATTCTTCGTAAGTCTATTGATGACCGTTTAGATCGTATTGAAAAGAGGCTTGATGATGGCGGTGACCGGTTTACTCGTGTTGAACGATTAATTTTTGGGAATAGCTTATTAATTGTTGGCTTCCTTAAAGGCATGGAGTATCTCTCGTGAACTTCGATAAGATCAAAGGATTGGTAGGTGAGCTTGCTCCTACCCTTGGAGCGGCCCTAGGAGGCCCTGTAGGCGGTGCGGCGGCCAGTATGCTTGCTGACGTACTAGGTTGCGATCCAACGCCTCAGAAGCTAAATAAGGCGCTCTCACAGGCTACTCCAGAACAGCTAGCAGAAATCAAGAAAGCTGAACTTGACTTTGAAGTCAGGATGAAAGAGCTTGAAGTTGATGTATTCGCGTTAGAAACGAAGGATATACAACATGCTAGGGAATCATTCTCAGAGGATTGGACAGCTCGCGCAATCGCTCTTGTGTCCGTATTGCTTTTTGGCGGCTACGTGTTTCTCGTTACTCTCCAGCCTGCTGATGAAAATGACCTCAATGTCGTTAACCTCGTGCTGGGTTATCTCGGGGGTATCGTGTCTTCTGTAGTTAGCTTTTACTTTGGCGCTAGCAAGTCAGGATCTAAGTAAGGAAAAAACATGGCAGAACGTGGCTGGTTTAAAAATAGTGAGTTTAGTCCTGACCAGTGGATGGAGCTTCTTAATAATTACTTACGTGTTTATTACGAAGATCAAGATTCAGACGACATGGACAGAGTTTACCGTGGTCAAGAAGCACAAGCATTAACTCGTTTATTTAACGACTATGCAAACGGTGAAGCAACTGTTGACGATCTTGTTGCTTTTGAAATTGATTTTCTTAGTGACGTAGACGGTGTTACTGAATGGTGGGATCAAACTGTTTCTATTGCAGAAGCAGATAGAATTATTGAAACTTTAGAAACTAACCCGTCTGATCTTGCAAACATACCTGCACCTACAGGAACAAAGACTAACGAATATTTAGAAACTACAGCTATGTCTTTTGTAGGAACTACTCCTACAAGCCCTATTACTACTGTTGGTGGTCCCAGTGGACAAACAATAGTTATTCGTGGCGGCACTGGCGTTACTATGAGCATTCCTCAAGTACTAGAAAGCGGTAGCATAAAAGATTTATTAGGGGTAATGGTTCCTTATATACCGGGGGTTTCTTTACCTAACTGGCTTCCTACTGCTGGCGTTATTTTTCTTCCTACAATAAAAGACGCTGTAGAAAAAGTAGAAGAAATTATTACTGAAGTAGATATTTCAGGAGCTTGGGAAGAAGGCGACATTGGTGAAGTAATACGAGATATTGGTGAAATTGTTGTTGGTGCTGGCACAGCCGCTGCTGATGTTATTGAAGAAAAAGTAAAAGAAGTTATAGGCGGAGTTGTAGGAGGCGTTACAGATCCAACACAAGCAGGCGCTGTTCTTGGTGGTGTTTTAGCAGGTAGTTTTCCCTCTGGCATCCCTGATTGGCTGGGCGGCATTCTTTCAGAAAATGTAGGCAGGGCTGTTTATGGTGCGGCACGTAATGTCTTGGTTAACTCAGGCACAGCAACCGAAGAACAGCTTCCACTTACTCAAGAAACGCCAGAGCAAGACCCTGCCCTTATGTTTACTCACAGGGGTGACAACTACTTTGTTAACAGCGAATCAAACGAATACTTTCAGCTAGAAGAAGATGCAGAGTTAGAGTTTGATGTAGATGGCCTTTACTCAAGAGCAGACCTAGAAGAAACCGGTTTAGAAACGCTGGAGTCTGGCACGTATCAATCGCTACTTGATGACTACTCTTTCTATGCGCTTACAGAAGACATATATCAGTATCCTATTAAAGAGTTGGTAAAGCGGTTTGAAGAGGAAGGGGGTATTATGCCCGGAGACTTCAACTTGATGGATGACGAGTCTCAGTACGATTTCTTTATAAATGAGTTTTTTAATCCAACGCCTACTAGGCAAGCGCCTATTGTTACTGACCCTGAGCCTGAACCCGAGCCTGCTCCTCAGCCTGAACCCGAGCCTGAATCAGATGCGCCTATTACAGAGGAAATTTTTTCAGATATCCTTGGAGAGACTGAAGCCAATATTCTTCAGGGAATTGCAGATTTTGGTTTTACCACTCCAGAAGACATAGTTAATGCCATTAATGAAGCCGGCTTACTAACACCAGAAAATCTAGCAACAACATTAGCCGCCGCCGGTTTTGCTACCCCAGAAGACATTGGTACTGCTTTAGCCAATTCGGGCTTTGCCACACCTCAAGACATTTCAGATGCCTTGTCAGCGGCTGGCTTCGCCACGCCTGAAGACTTAGCTACAGCACTTTCTAATGCAGGGTATGCAACGCCAGAAGATTTAGTTACAGCATTGTCTGAAACAGGCTTTGCTACTCCTGAAGACATTGCTACTGCCTTAACAAATGCAGGTTTAGTTACACCTCAAGATCTTGCAGATGCGTTTGATGCCGCAGGATTGGCAACACCGCAAGATGTTATTGATGCCATTTCTGCCGCAGGTCTTGCAACGCCTCAGGACATTGTTGATGCGTTAGACGCTTTTGGATTTACTGAGGCACAGCTAGAACAAATTGCAGGCGCACTGCCGGAAGGGTTGACGACTGACCAACTAAACACCGCACTGAACGATGCGCTAGCTGGCATTGCTACAGGCACAGATCTTGATACTGCCACCACAACAATTACAGATGCCATTGGCGGTTTAGGTTTTGCCACAGCAGAAGACGTAAGGACGGCCTTATCAGAGTTTGGATTTACCGATGCGCAGTTAGAGCAGATTGTTAATGCTTTGCCAGAAGGTTTAAGCACAACAGATCTAGAAAATGCTTTAGAGGGTGTAGTTGTAGGAGCAGATCTAGACACTGCGGTTACAACAATTACTGATGCAATTGGTGGTTTAGATATAGCAAGCCCGGATGACATTAGGAACATCCTTTCTAACTATGGGTTTACTGATGCACAGCTACAGCAAATTGTTGGTGCATTACCAGAAGGCTTGTCTCTTGCAGATGTAACCGGCGCACTAGAAACGGCAATGTCAGGTATTGCGTTAGGAACTGATATTGATTCAGCTACTAACACTATTACTGACGCCATTAGTGGATTAGCTTTTGCTACACCAGAAGATGTTGCTAATGCGCTTACCCAGTTTGGATTTACAGAAGATCAACTAAACCAGATAGCAAGCGTTATTCCCGAAGGTCTAAGCATTTCTGATCTTAACGACGCATTAGGCAGTGCTCTATCAGGTATTGCTCTTGGCTCTGATCTAGAGACAGCAACAACGACAATCACTGACGCTATTGGCGGATTAAACTTTGCAACGGCAGATGATGTTGCTAACGCACTTGCTAACTTCGGTTTTAGTGAGGATCAGCTAAACCAAATTGCCGGAGTTATTCCTGAGGGTTTAAGTCTCAATGATTTAAATAACGCGCTTGGCAATGCTTTATCTGGCATTGCGCTGGGCACTGACCTTGATACTGCAACATCCACGATTACGGACGCTATTGGTGGCCTTAGCTTTGCAACAGCTCAAGATGTCCAAGACGCTCTTACTGCATTTAACTTTACTGAAAGCCAGCTCAATCAAATCTCTGGATTGCTTCCTGACAACTTAACTCAAACGCAAGTACAAGACTTATTAACTACTTCGTTAAGCGGTGTTTCAACACAAGAAAATGTAGATGAGGCTTTTGCAACACTAACTACTAACCTAACTACTAATTTAGGCGAGCTTGCTGAAGGCCAAGAAGAAATTCTTACAGGGCAAGAAGGTTTGTTTGGTGGGCAACAAGACATCCTTACAGGCGTTGGTGAAGAAAGCCAAAGGCTAGAAGACATCATTATGTCTAGCACTGGTTTACTTGCGGCGATTGGTGCAGGTGGTCTTGGTGGCGGCGCGCCTGCTAGACCTAGGTCAGAACCATATAGACCTTATATGGAAAAGTTAGATTATGCGCCGGGCATGGTTGAGACGTTAAAACCGCAACAGCAGGTAGACTACAACAAGGAAGTCGATAGGCTTTTAACAATGGGAATGGGTGGTAGAAAACAGGGAATGCTTGTATGACATACCTCAACTTAATGAATAATGTTCTTCGCCGTTTGCGTGAAGAAGAAGTAACAAGTGTTACTGCTACCACTTACTCAAAGATGGTTAGCGACTACATTAATGACGCAAAGAAAATGGTTGAAGAGGCTACAGACTGGTCTGCTCTTCGAGAAACAATCATTGTAACAACAGCCGCATCTGACAATACCTACTCACTTACAGGTGCTGGCAACAATGTCAAAGTAATGTCAGTAATCAATGATACTCAAAACTGCTTCATGGAGTATCAGACTAAAGATTGGTTTAATGATGCGCTGTACATTGCTAATGCTGTAGAGGGTGCGCCTAAATACTTTACCTATAATAGCGTTGATGGAAGCGGCGATACTCAGGTGTTAGTTGGCCCTACACCAGATGGCGTCTATACGCTTCGATTCGATGTAGTCAAAAGACAAGCCGATCTATCTAGCAACACTGACACCCTTTTAGTTCCTGCAATGCCTGTTGTTCATTTGACGGTAGCATTGCTTGCGCGTGAGCGTGGCGAGACAGGCGGTACTTCTGCCGCTGAATACTTCGCCGTTGCTGACAGGTTTTTATCTGACGCTATTGCTATAGACGCGGCTAAGCATCCAGAAGAGATGATATTTAGGACGGTTTGATATGGCTCAACAACTGCAAAGTATTAATCTTGTAGCACCTGCTTTTAAGGGTGTTAACACTGAGGACTCTCCGCTTGCGCAGGATCCATCTTTTGCTGAGGTTGCGGATAATGCCGTAATCGACAAACGAGGACGTATTGCCGCACGCAAGGGCCACAGCGTTACTACAACCAATAAGACTGTACTTGGCAGTGATTCCATTCGGTCTATTAAAGAGTTCCGTGATGACGGCGGCAACACTAAAATCTTTTCTGTTGGCAACAACAAGATCATTAGCGGTACAACCACGTTAGTCGATGAGACTCCCGGTAGTTACACAATCACCGCTGATAACTGGAAGATGGTTACGTTTAACGACAAGATTTATTTCTTCCAAAGAACGTATGAGCCTCTTGTCTATGACAATGCAAGCGGATCAGTAGTTAAGTTAAGCACAGTTGCAGGCGCTTCCGGTGCTTCTGACATACCCAAATCAAACGAAGTGTTAGCGGCATACGGTCGCCTTTGGTGTGCTGACGTAAGCAACAACAAATCTACTGTTTTTTGGTCTGACCTATTAATCGGTCAAAACTGGACAGGCGGTACTAGCGGCTCTATTGATATCTCCAAAGTATGGCCTGACGGCTACGACGAAATTGTTGCGTTAGCCGCACACAACAGCCTCCTTATTATCTTTGGTAAGCACAGTATTGTGGCTTATCAAGGCGCTGAAGCCCCAGCAAGCATGACCCTAGCAGATACCGTTGCAGGTGTGGGTTGTGTAGATAGAGATACCGTGCAGTACACAGGTACTGATGTCCTGTTCCTATCACATACTGGCCTCAAAAGCTTTGGGCGAACAATCCAAGAGAAATCTTTGCCAATTAGTAGCCTGTCAGGAAACATTACCAAGGACATTATTGGCTCGCTACAAACAGAGAGTAGCTTTTTTAGATCGGTGTATAGCCCAGAAGAAGGCTTTTATCTTCTGACATTTGTTGGTCAGGATATTACGTATTGCTTTGACGTTCGCGGCACAACAGAAAATGGTTCGTACCGTGTAACACGCTGGGTATCTACAGGATTTACTTCGTATGCCAGAAAAGAAAATGGCGATCTACTGATTGGCACATCTAACGGGATTAGCGAGTACACAGGTTATACCGATAATGCTACGCCGTACCGATTTAAGTATTACAGCCCGAGCCTAACGTTTGGCGATAGCTCACGAATTAAGATCCTTAAAAAACTCAAGCCAACACTAGTAGGCGCAAACAATGCCACGGTGTTTTTGAAGTGGGCGTATGACTTTGAAGGTACGTACTCAACGGCTGAGTTTACGGTAGGTGACCAGATAACAGGATTCTTTGGCGAAAGTGAGTATACGGCGGTTGAGTTCACTGGCGGCGCACTAACCAACCAAAGAAGTCTTAATGCAACGGGCTACGGCACTAGCGTTGTTGTGGGTTTAGAAGCGGATATTGATGGCTCTCAGCTATCACTACAAGAAATTAACGTAATGGCTTTGATAGGAAAGCTACTTTAACGGGAGCAAACAATGGACGACGATATTTTTAACGAAGACGAGTTTGATTTTGAAACCGGCCAGTTTATTGAAGGCTCTGGTGGAGGAAACGGCTTCTTTGATTTCCTAGGAGGTCTTGCTGATTATGCAACCCAGCCCGGCGTTTTACTCCCAGGCATTCTTGGCGGCCTGCTTACGGGCGAAGCTTATGGGCGGTTAAGCGACATAGGGAAACAAGCACGAACAGGCGCAGAAGCATTAGCCGAACAGCAACTACAGCAAACGCAGTTTAGGCCGTTTACTGTAACCACTGCTACTGGCGCTGGCTTTGGCACCCGTGTTGACCCTATCACTGGCGAAGTCAAAACAACCATGGGCCTATCTCCACAAGAACAAGCAATGCAGTCACAGCTCTTAGGTGGCGCTGGCGGATTCTTTACAGGCGCCATGCAAGACCCTGCTATTCGTGAGCAAGAGCTATACGGGCAAATTAGGGCCGCTACCGAAGCTGATGAGCGCATGGAGCGTCTTGGCTTGGAAGAGCGTCTAGCGGCTCAAGGCAGACTAGGAGTGCGTACAGCGCAGTTTGGCGGCACGCCTGAGCAGTTAGCTATGGAGCGGGCGCAACAACAAGCTATGGCTCAAGCAAGGCTTGGTGCGGCACAGCAGGCACGTCAAGAGCAAGTCCAACAATCTCAGTTAGGCGGTCAGTTTTTGGGAATGGGCTACGTACCACAGCAACAACTTCTTGCGGCTACTCAACCTTCACAGCAGTTGGCGGCACTACAACAGCAGGCGCAGTTGCAAGGTGCTGGATTGTTTGGAGAGGCTTCTATGTCTGGCCTGGAATCACAACTTATTGCAGAGCAAGCAAGAGCAAACTTGCTGGGCCAAATGGGTACGGGTTTGTTAAGCGGTGCCTTTACACCACAGCAAACATCGCCAACAGAATCAATGGTTGGCAACTTTATTAGACAGCTTGGAGGCTAACAATGGCTAAGTTTTCACAAGCATTTTTGCAGGGCATGCTACAGCCCTCCTATCAAAAAGGGTTGTTTACTGCCGCACAGCAGGCTGGGCAATTGCCGGCTCAACTAAAACAAGAGCGCCAGCAACAAGCTGAAATGCAAAGTTTTCGTACAATGAATCCTGAACAGCAATTTGACTTTCTTGAGTCAAAGGCTAAGACACCGCAAGAAATACTCAAGGTTCAAGGAATGAGAGCTAAGGCGGCACAAGCCAAAGCTAAGGCTAAAAAAGATGCGGCTGATGCAAAGTGGGAAGCATATACCAGAGGCAAAACTTTAGAAGAAGACAACAACAACAAGCTTGTTGATGGTGCATCTTTAGCCGCTGTAGATAGCGGCGATATTAATGCTTATATAGCTCGGCTTCCACCTGAAGTTTCTGATTTAATAAAAGAAAGAGTTAGGCAGGAAGCTGTTGCAATACAGAAATCAAGAGAAGCCGCAGGCTTAATTGCTACAGAAAGCACACTGCCTCAAGAATACATTGATGCACTTCAAGCCAATCCAAAGCTAGCAGATAACGCAGAAGCTAAAGAACAGCTTCGTTTGTATAACAATCCAAAAAATCCTGGAGACAAAAAACGCGCGGCATTTGCCTTGCGCGCTTTGGTTGATTCGGAAGATAAACGAACCAGAGCTTTGTATAACTCTGACACCTACGCAAAAGATCGTGCAGGTGATGCCCTTCGATATCTTCAAAGCATGGAAAGCGACGTGTATTTCTTTGAAAGTGAAGATCTACCAAGGATTGTTCAAAGCCTAGAAGGTGATGACCTTGTTGATTTCAAGAGAAAACTAGAGCTTGAGTATCGCAAGAATCCATCAGCTAATCCTGAGCAAGCGGCACGACAAGCATTAGACCAAATGCAAATAGAAACACCCGGAGCAGAGCTTGCGGAAAAACGCAGAGCTGAACGTGGAAAAGTTGAAGATATGCGAGAGGCCGCAATTCAAGAGTTAATGGCTGATGGCATGGATAGGATTGAGGCAGAAACAGAGCTAACAAAACAAGAACAAGCTCGCATTGTTAAAAAACGTCAAGTAACGACAGCTGGCATAGAAGCCGTTAGAGCGGCGGCTAAAGAAAGAAAATATGGGCCATCTCCTAGAGGTTAACTAAATGAGTTCTGTTGAAGAGTATCTCAAGCTACTTTCTGAAGAAGAAGCTCCAGAGTTGTCTGAGCCTAAAACTGGCTCTGCCGTTGATGACTACTTTAGTTATATAGAGCAAAAGCGAATAGCTAAAAATGTCGGAAATGTTAGGGCGGCGGCTCAGGGCCTTACCTTTGGCTTTGCCGATGAACTTGAAGCGGCGGCTTCTGATGAAGAGTATGAAATTGCTCTTGCAAAAATACGGGAAGAACAACAAAGGTATAAAGAAATGAACCCTGTTTCTGCGATTGGGTTTGAATTAGCAGGCAGTGTTCCTACTGCTGTTGCAGGTGCGGCTGGCCTTAGTCGTTTAGGCGTTACGTCTGCGGCTAAACAAGGAGCTTTAGAAGGTGCGGCTTATGGCACTGGCTCTGGAGAAAACTTTGAAGAGCGTGCCGCTGGTGCTGTTGTTGGTGGCTTAAGCGGCTTAGCGTTAGGAAAGCTTATTGATGTAGCGACAACGCCATCGTCCACTGGGGGTTTAAGAACTGAAGGACATGATCTTGCTGATAACTCCTTAAAGATTGAGCCTCAACTAGCAAACAAAGACATTGAAGCGGCAAGAGCTAACGAAGTATTTGATGAGGTAGACAACCCTCAGTACACCCAAAAGCCTTTGTCAGAAGCAAAGACCGCTGGTGAGCTTTGGTCTGGTTTAACTGGCGCTGTTAAGAACTTTTACAACGACAAGGTAACTGGCGTATCAGATGAGTTGATGCGTGTTGTTAGCCCGCAAGTAGGCGCTAGATTTCAACGTGCTGATGAAGCGGCTCTTGCCACAACAAACAAAGAGCTTGATGGGCTTTCAGAGCGCCTTGTTCCTGTTGTTAAGATTATTAACGATAGTGAAAGAGCTAAGGGTGTAATGCTTGATTATGCCGCAGGCAAGCTAGGTAAAACACGCAAAGACTCTCTTGTTAAATTACGTAAAGAGCTAGGCAACGATCTCAACACAGAACACATGAACGTGCTTGAGGCGTACCTTAACTATAGTTATAAGAAAAACGCTCAACTAAACAAAAAAGTATTTGGTGCCGCATTCCCAGACGAGCTTACCTATCTACATACGCGCAACATTTCTAGATACAAAGAGCTAAAAGATGAAGGCATGACAGATGCCGAAATCGAAAAGATGTTTGAAGATCCGGGTATGGAGCGGCGTACTCGTGGCTCTTATCTTAGTAAAGACTCCAATGCCCCGCGCCCAGAAGATTACGACAATCCAGTTATTTCGGATATGCAACGAATCTTTAAGATGGAGCGACTTGCGCAGGTGCAAGATAAGTTTGGCGTAAAGATTGACGATGTACTATCTGCTAAAAGAGCAACTCTTTCGGAGCGTGCGTTAGTTGCCTTAACTCCGCAGGAGTTTTTAGATTCTTTATTTTATACGCTAACTAAGAAAGGCATCAGCAATGATGGCGCTCAGTACGCTGTAAACAAAATAACTGACACTATTATGGGTCAGGCAAAGACGCCTCACCCAGCAATACAAGCCGCAAACTCTCTGGCCTATGCAACCACGCTTGCCGGCCCTATGTCTGCAATCCTTAACATTGCCGATATTCCTTTGTTAGGCGCTAAGTATGGCGGTCGTGCCGCACTTGAAGGTTTAAAGGTTCTTAATCCCTTTAAGAAAATTCCTAGCCCAGACCTTAAAAAGATGGGCTTAAGTAATCAAACCTTTGGTGAATTCGTTAACAAAACAAATGAGCTTGCATCAAACAATCAAGGGTTTATGGCAAGCACTGCACATCAAATGCGTAAAGGCGCTGACTTTTTAATGAAAGGCTCAGGCTTTGCGGCTATGGATCAAGTAGGCAAAAAAGGTGTTATGCGTGGCGTACTTCGTAGTGCAGTTGATGACGCCAAGATAGGAAATCTGTCTGAAAACTGGGGCTTTTACTTTAATAAAACCGAACTTGATTTGATTGGGGATCAGTTAAACAAGCATGGTATGGACTGGTCTAAGTACACAGGCGATGGAGCAAAACTTGTAGAAGAGCTTTTGTTTGCCGGGCTAGGTCAACAGCAGTTAATTAGTGCGGCTGGTCGTCCTGCGGCATGGGCTAGAAACCCCAACCTTCGACCACTGTGGGCATTGCGTGGCTTCGTAGTTAAACAGCAAGCCCTCGCGTTGCGGGAAGTTATGGGCAACATCAAGGCTGGCAAGCCAGAAAAGGCGGCTCAGTTCCTTGGTCGCTACGCGGCGTATGGCGCAGGTGGGTATGCGGTAATTAATGAAGGCAGACAATTTATCTTTGGTGACGGCGAAGCTTCATTTAATGGACTAGTTCGAGGATACGGTGACGCATGGGCAAGTTTGTTAACAGCTAATACGCTTGGACTTAATGACTATCAATACGGTCAAATCAAGCAGAACGGGCTACTTTATACTTTTGCTCAGGGAATGATGCCGATAGCTATTGATCGTCCTTTGGATATTGGAAAGACAGTTGTTGAAGTGTTAGATAAAGAGCGACCACCACAGGCAATCGCTCAAGAATTACCAATCTTTACTCAGCCTATACGAACCGCAGAAAGAGCGGCGGGAGCTGTAGGGGCAACCACTACTCAAGGTCTTTTGCAAGAAGCACTGCGCAAACGCAATCCAGAACCTTAATCCCAACTAACAAACTCTAGCCAGCCTCTTACCCCTGCCGCCCTGTCATTTTCCATACGGGCGGCTTCTGCTTTGTAATGTTTGGCTATCTCTTTGACTTCCTTGTGTGCTCGTTTAGCTAGGTCGACGTCCTCTGCTTTTTCTCTAATTAACTCAAGGGCACCTTCGCCGTAGGTGTCAATATAATGACGCACGAAGTAGTCCGGGCTACTACCAAATCGTTGGTGGCATCCGTAGCAGTGAGCAAATGCGTTCATCTTGTCGTACCGAATACCCTTCTTAGCGCGGCTAAAGTAATGAGAGCAGTGCAGTCCCGTGCTATTTGATTCGTATTGTGTGCCACAGCCTTGGCACTTGAACTCATTGCGTATACGAATGCATCTACTGAACCAATGATCTGCCGCTGTTCTTTTTAACTTCATTGCAATTGATCCTTTAGTTGTTGAGGAAATGGTACATATACCTGCTTATGCTCTGAGAGCCACCTAATTAGCACTTCAGCGGCTTCCGATAGTTGGGTAGGGGTTAGCTTAGCTGTTGAAGACTTGCCGTGCATGGCCTTTATAACAGGCTTGTACAAGGTCTCTTTAACTAGCACCTCGGTAAAAGGTATTTCAAAGTTATCACTAAACGGGTGTCGCACGTAATGGCCTGCGTCGTTCAGTTCGGTAGCTACCTGCCTAAACCATAGGTGCATTGCATTGTTCTGTCGATCACTGCGCGTAGTGTCTTTGATGTAGTACAGGATTGTTTTGCCTTCCTGCCATTGATCGAGAATGAAGTTAATAAAAAAGTTAGCTTTGTCTTTGCTGTCTACTAGCCAGCGGTGTGATGGGTCACTCATAGGTATACTCGTAATATTCTGGCGCTAATTCAGGAAGGTTTGTTGCACCAGTATCATCTGACACTTGATGTCTTGTACGGAAAAAACCTTCGCACTCGGGGTACATCCGCATAAATCTTCGAGAATAAAAGGCTCGATAATTATTGTTTAACTTAAAGCTATGCTTCCCATCACCACCTGCATCAATTTCCCACCGTATTCTTTCAAACACTGCATTTACGCTATATGTTTTATAGCCACGATTTATCATTTCTTTAGAAAATCTAACAAACAAGTCCCAAACTTCTGGATGTTCCATGTGAAACTTTCCTACTTGCTCCTGCATTTCCTCTCGTCTTGTTTTCATCTTGCTCTCCTTTGGTATTCAGTTTGCCCAGTTTGCCCAGTTTGCCCAGCCTGCCTCTAATGCCCTAGTTTTACCCCCCTACTTGTCGCGCCAAGCCTGCTTCCGGCGACGCGACGGGCACGCTAAACATGGGCATCAGGGGCATTCTGGAGGTTTTGGGGCATTCTGGGCATTCTGGGCATTCTAATTACATAGGTATCCAGCGGTAATACTTCTTGCCGTGTGCACCTTTGCGTTCTAGCTTAAGGTTGTTGCCCTTGAGTAGCTCCATGCAACTGCGAAGCATTTTCTTTGTACATCCATTTGGGTTTACTTCACTGTCGTTTAGCATGTCAAACAGATCTGTCTGCGAGTACAGCTTGTGAGCCTTCATAGCACTGCTTAGGAATATGTATTCGTCTTCGTATTTAGCAATGGCCTTTCCAATCCTGATCTGCGCAGACTGCTTAGCCTTCATGTCGCTGATGTCATCCGGGCTCATAAACTCCACAGAGTCTACGGATTCTTCGTAGCCCACTGTCTCGCTTGTTTGCTTGTACTTGAACCCACCCTCGAAGCTGATCTGACTTCTATCCTTTTCATTGATTACTAACAACTCTTGGTGGAATGCAAACTTATCATTGAGGGGATCAAGTCCGAACATGTTGTCGACATCAGCCTTGAGATCTCCAACGCCTTCAAAAATGAGTCGTCCATCCATGCTTCGATGCTTGTTGCAATGCCCCAACAATACGACTGTGCCGCCTGCCGCCGCAAACTCTCTGAATACATGAAGCACATCCCGCATCTCACCCTTGTTCATTACACCCACAAACTTTTTGAGCGTGTCACAAATAACAATTTTGCCGTCCGCCTCGCCTTCTTCACGTATAGCATTGAGCAGATCTAGTGCTTGATTGGTGTTCCTAAGATATGGATCGTTGCTGTTTGCCAGTGTAACCATTGTCATGCCGTGGCGTTTACCTAGCTTGGCTTTTTGCAAAGCGCCCCTGGCCCCATCATCCTCGTTGAAATAGATAACATCGGAGCCTTTAATAAGGTTGTTGCGGATAGATTGGAATAGGTTGCCCAGAATCCATACGGTCTTACCAGCTCCTGACGGAGCGTATACAAGCGTTACAGTTCCGGTGGTAATCATGCCGGGGATAACGTCTCTTTCTTTAGCCAGACGCTCCTCAAGCTCTTCTATGCGGTCATTGAGTGCCGCATTGCGTAATCTATCTAAAGCAGATCTCCCATTCTGCCCTGCCATAATTGGTTTTAGCATTGATGTTGGTGCTGTTATTTGGTTCTGCTGATCGCAGTATACTGACCAGTCATCAGTCATTTACTGTCCCCTCTGTTTTGGTTTGAAAAGTCTTTAACTGTGACCGACCTAGTCAATCTTGTCAATAACCTTTAAAAGGTTTGCAACTCTTTACAAGTCTTTCGAAGTTCGATAGTATGGTCTGACCTACCAAAAAGGAGACTAATATGAGCGAGTTAATTCAAGAGCTTTTAGAAGTTCAACGAGAGTTATCTCATGCAACAGCTGACGCAGTAAACCCTCACTTCAAAAGTCAGTATGTAAAGTTTGAAGACCTTTGGGACTATGCCAAAGAAGCTTTGAACAGTCACAACATAATGATTCAGCAGTTAAGTCACGAATGTGAAGTCGGAGCCTGTATTGAGACGGTACTGCATGGTCATGGCGCATCCATGTCAACTGGCAAGATGATTGTCCGAGCAGATAAGCCAACAGCGCAGGCATTTGGCAGTGCAATTACTTATGCAAAGCGATACAGCTTATCAATGGCGCTAGGTATCGGAGCTGACAAAGACGATGACGCCAACAATGCAACATCCGGTGCAAAGCGAGGATGGTAACCAACGAGGAAGAGTTCCTTGCGTACATGAAAGTGATACGTGAGGAGTTCGATTTTATCCAGCAAGTTAAGAGCGCAGTGGCTAATGAAGAGTGGGAGGTACTGCGTTGCATCGTAGAAGAGACGCCAAATGAGGTAAAGGAGGCTTTGAATCTGGCGCAGTCTAAGGGCGGTGTGTTTACCACCCTTGAAAATCAAGCAATGAAAATCAATCCATTAAGGAGAGCACCATGAGTGAAGAAAAGAAATTTGTAGACGGCATGATCGTCAAGCTACCACCAGATACAGCGCCAGACTTTGTAAAGTTAAAGCTGTCGTTCAAGCTTGATGAGTTTGGCGCATGGATAGGATCGCAGAAAGCTGATGACCCATCGCTTGAGTGGATCAATGTTGAGATTAAAGAAGGTCGATCTGGTAAGTGGTATGCTGAGCGTGATACGTTCAAGCCAACGCCACAACAGCCAGCTCGTCAGCCTGCTCGCAGTGGCCCGCCAAAGTCAGTGCCAAACGACGACATCCCTTGGTAACTTCCAGTGTGGGGTTTTGGTTCCTTTCCCCGCACCCTTGCCCCGTCTTGCGGGGCTTTTTTATAGGAGAAAACAATGGCTGAATACGTTTACTACCGCGAACTGTTCGAGATCTTCAAGGCGTACACCACGCCAAAACTTATCCGCGTACTGGAATCTCAAGGCATCGAGTATTTAACTGATGCCAAGGGCAAGCCTTTTACTACGCGCTCCGCCATCGAAGGTGCCCTCGTCAAGTCCGAGTCGTAATCCTTACCACCGAGTAGCTTCGGGCCTCTCCGTGCCAGCGGAGGGGTTCGTTTTAGTTGGATAGGGGTGGTGCCTTGGGGTTGTCCAGTGCCAACATCTTGCAAGCATCGTGCCACCGGAGGAAAGGGGTGCGGCGTTTTTGCCCATTGGTACGCCGCAAACCAACTACCGGGGAAGAGAACTTGCCCCTGGACAAAGGCAGTGTATCACTCCCTGAAACTGTATTGCCATTCGGTAGCATCATCAAATCCATATGTGTAATGAATGCTTGATCCGATGCTAGATCTACCTTCAACAGCATCGTTCCAACCAGCCCGGTAATCAGACTTAATAAGGCTAATGTAATCTTGCATGTGCCATCCGCATGGGTCGGTGTCGATCATGGGTACGGCCTTCAAAGGATCTAGTGCCATGTCCTTTCCCCTCCATTCGTTTTTATAATCTCCCATACAACATCTTCATCATTGATAATTTTGTGACCATTCCAATCACACATAAAAATATGCAGATCGACTATCTCTCGAGATGCCAATTGACCCCATGCCTCGCTGTACTCAATCTCTGATTCAGCAATAAAGTTAGCTTCAACTTCATTCATATTTACAAACAAATGCAGAACACCTTTCTCTGAATCATAGTCTTCGATCTCAGCGCCCATGTAATCGTCAGCATCTTCTTCGATGCTACCGTGTACGAGAATGTTGATTTTTCCGTGCATTTTTAAACACCTCATTTAGCTTTGATGTAGGTATACCATCCGAGTGACCATTGCCCAAGGCTTCAAAGACAAACTGTTGCATGTCTGAAAAGTCAGGCTCGCGTTTTTGCACTCGGCATACATTGAAGTAAACCCGGAGCAGTGACTCCGGGTAGTAACGATCAGGCACAATTTCTCTCCGGTTCTTTTTCTATAACACCGAGAGTTACCTTGATATCCATATCGTGCAATCGCTTTACGCAATCTGCTAAGTGATCTCTTGCGCGATCAAGTTCGTGAAGCGACTCCCAATCTTGATGGTCGATGTAGATATCAAGCGCATCGTGATATGCACGGTACTTCATTGCATAGGCTTCAACTGTTAATCGGATGTCCATTAGAACGCCTCCTTGCTTTCTATCTTTCCTAGCTCTTCGCGTAGGTAATGAATAGATGAATTGATATCAAGCATAGTCATGCCAGTGCCATCGGTTAGCTTTGACTGAGGGATCTTGTCTAGCTCTGCATGTGCAATACGCAAATGCTCAATGGCTTTCTTTAGCTTGTCCCGTCCGTCGATGTGCACGACCTTTTCATCTTTGATAATGTCAGGAAACAAACTTTTAGCTACCACACGAACAGCTTGCGGGTAGACATTCTCAGGCTTGTATAAGTCAAGCACGTTGTCGATAAGAACTTTGATCTCTGACTCCAGCAGCTCAGGGCAGATCTGTTCAAAGTAAGTCTTAGTTAAGTCCATTAGTAAGCCTCCGGTTCGATTGGCTCATCAGCCGTGTAATTAGAATTAGTTAGTACCTCTGGTCGGTACATCGAAAGCTTTGTTTCTTCGCATTTGTCGCATACTTTGCACAGCGGTATGCCTCTTGCATCATGCTCCCACCAAGAGTCTTCGCCTTCGTGCATGCAGTTACGTAAGTCCATTGTTTTCTCCTTTGGTAAATAGAAGTGAGGGATTTCCGCAGCCCCCGCCGAAGCCGGGGTGCGGAATCCTGAACGGCTATGCCGCTTCGTTTTCATACTTTCGCATGAGTTCAAATTGTGACATGCAATACTCGAATGCTTTCTGTGCATCCTTTGCCGCTGTCGTAATGTATCGAGGGTCAGACTTGATGGCCTTCTGCCATGACTTGATATAGCTGGCGTGTTGGCTGATGTCATAGGTCACACCCAGTTGAGCGCATAGAAAGATAGATCCCAACTCTGCAACTAACTCCTCTTTGGCATAGTCTTCATGCCCAAACGCACCAGTTAGATCACGATCTAGTCGTTTACTGTGACCAGTAGAGTGAATGCACTCGTGATAAAAGGTGGATTGATAAGCATCGTCAGACTCAAATTGCCCTGGCATAGGCATCCGAATCTGGTCAGCCGAAGGTGAGTAGCATGGATTGTGGTGCTCTTCATTACTCACTTTGACTTGCAGTGCATCGGCAATCTCATTGGGATTGTCGAGCCTGCTTTCTCGTATTGGGATCTCAGGCAACTCGATGCCTGTTTGGTCAATGTTGAATAGGTTGTATACCTTTGCAAAAGCAAACTCTTTTTCAGGATCTTTCTTGTCCTTAGCTTTGCTAAAGAAGATTGCAGGCGTTGCCTTCTGACCTTTAACACTACCGCCAAGCTGTTGCACTTGGTTCCATGTAAGCCAGTAGGGTTTAGTGTAGCCATACTTCCAGCTAGCAATCATTGTCATTAGCTGGTTCGTGCCATTGTATGGGCGCTTAGTCACCCAGTTTTGGTGAAGGCAAGACTGCGATTCCCATGTCTTGCGCCATGTAGTCTCGTCTGCCATAGCAGACTCAACGAGTTCAACGATTCGATCATATTTCATAACAGTTCCTTTTTGGTTTTGGTTAGTAAACTTTATCAAAGTTATGCATTGTTATCCAAAGTTTCTGTCACCATTGCCTCTTTGATGATAGAAATAACTTCGCTTTTATTGAGTCCGAACTCAAATGCCCATATCGTAAAGCCCGACCAGTTAGGTTGAGCTTTGCCATAAACGTAATGCTCAAGGTTCATTAGGACAGTCTCGCCGATCATCCCTTTGGTGTACCACTTGGGATCCAAGCTTCGTAAGTTATCCATTAAAACCATCCTCCATGTGAAACTGTTGGGTCTTTCTTGAGTTTGCCATCAACAACTTCATAAACATCAATGAAGTCCATAAACTTAAGTTTCTTTTTTTTTCTGATGCACCAACGACTGCCATTTTTAGCGCCGCTTCTCTTAACAAAGTCACCTAATCGCTTAACGTGTCGAATAGGATACGATTGACCTTCTTGACTGATGTAATACATAACTAGTTCCTTTTAGTTAATTAATAAAGCGAAGGTTCTTTGCGCCCCGCACAAACCGGGGGCGCAAGAACGTAAGCGGCTCAGCTTGGGCTATCGCCCAGGCATCGCCATCATTTGTCAGACGGACCAACATGTTCATAGCCCACCATGTCTGTATAAAACTCACCAACTAACTCAAGCACGTCAGTCATTTCATCCACGCTTGGATCGTACGGCACCTCTACTAACGCCAAGGTTTTACCCTCAGCGTTGTAGATTCGGAAGGTATGGTTATCAGTCATCGTATGGATACTCCACTTCTGCTTCGTCATCTTCTGTTGACTCGTCACCTAACGAATGACCTTCGCTGTAATGCTCTTCATCGTACTGTGCCATGCAAAGATCAATGCGTTTATCGGC